CCGTGTACCAGGACCTGAGGGCGGAGCTCGGCGAGGTGGCGGTGCCGCTGAACACGGGCGTGGAGGCGAGGAACCGGAAGAAGTACGTGCGCCTCAGGGACGAGATGTGGGGAATGGAGAAGGACTGGTTCGACGCCGGCGGCACGCTTAACGGCGTGGGCCGCTACGAGGACTGGACGACCGACCTCACGAACATCGAGTACTTCTACGACCAGAAGGGCCGCTACATGATAGAGTCGAAGCGCCACTACATCGGGCGAGGGTTCCCCTCGACCGACTGGGCGGACGCGCTCGGTCACTCGCTCCTCGTGAGGCCCGTGAAGGACGCCTCGGACTTCTCGCTCGCGAGCAAGGAAAGCCCGGTACTATTAAGGCGAGACGGATACGGGGACTACCCGTGCGACTGGATGGGAATATGACACCACAGAGCGAATTTCAGACGACAGAACCGACTCCATTCGACTTCAACCCGAACACTATCGCGCCCTCTCTTTCGAGGGTGAAGATCGACGACTTCACCGACCCAGACATGTCGTGGGTCATGAACGGCGAGAAGTACTTCATGACACCCGACAGGGCCACCGGCCTCAACCCAATGCAGGAGAGGAAGCTCCGCGAGAAGGCGGAGGCCGACTTCTCCGCCGCGGACTCGTACTGGGGTGGCCACTACAGGGAAATGCGCACCGACTGGGAGTTCTACGGCGGCAAGGACCAGTGGACCATGGACGCGAAGCTCGCGAGACAGGGGCGCCCCGTGCTCACGATACCGGTCATACCGAAGTTCGTGAAGAGGATCGTCGCGGAGACGAAGAAGAACCCGCCGGCCGTGAAGCTCAACCCCCGCGAGGATTCCGACGTGAACAAGGCGGAAATCGGGATGGGGCTGGTGCGCTACATCGAGGACGTGTCCGGCGCGAAGTACGCCTACTCGCACGGGCTCGAATGCGCGGCGGTAGGCGGGCTCGGATGGATACGCGGCAGGATGGACCTGAAACGGCGCACGCTGCGGGTCGAGAAGGTGAAGGACCCGTTCAGGTACTACATGGACCCCGACGCGGAGCGCGAGGACGGCTCCGACGCTAACTATTTCATTTCCAGGTACAAGAAGACGCGCAACCGCGAGGTCACGTGGTGCTACGAGTACTGGTGGAAGGAGTACATGCCGGAGGAGAAAGCGGACGGCGTGTTCTGGGCCCTCGTGGAGGGCGACAGGGTTATCGACTACGGGCGTTTCCCGGGCGAGATAATCCCGATATTCCCCGTAATCGGCGAGGACGTGAACTACGACGGCGAGAGGGTGCTCAAGGGCATCGTGCGCGACATGGTGGACGCGCAGAGGAGCTACAACTACCTCAAGAGCCAGGAGGTGGAGACGATAGCGCTCTCCCCGAAGGCTCCGATAATGGCCGAGGAAGGAACCATCCCGAAGGAATACGAGCGCGACTGGAACAACTGCACGAAGAACCCGACGAAGGTGCTCAAGTACCGCATGACGAACACGGACGGCGAGCCCGCGAAGTCTCCCCCCCAGTTCCTCACGGGCATGAAGGTCGATACGCAGTGGATACGCGAGGCGGCGGTAGGCGCCATCAACGACCTCAAGGAAGTGACGGGCATCTACGACACGGCCCTCGGTTCCGATTCGAGGGAACTCTCGGGCAAGGCCATCATAGCGAAGCAGATTACGGCGGACGCGGGACAGTTCACGTACACGGAACACTTGCAGATGACAATCCAGCAGATAGGCCGCTGGATGATGCAGGTCATACCGTACGTGTACAAGGGCGAACGCGCGATAAGGATTTTGGGCGAGGACGGGAAGCTGAGGAGCGTCGATCTCGACAGGCCGATGGGGGAGAACACGCCGGAAGAGGATCAGGTGCCGATGGACCTTGACTTCACGGAGATGGACATTTCCGTCGCGAGCGGCAACTCGTACGCCACGAGGCGCGAGGCGGGCGTCGATGCGTTCCAGAGCATCATGCAGGCGATACCGGAAACGGCGTCCGTGATAGCGGACCTCGCCGTGAAGAACATGGACATACCGTGGGCGAGCGAGGCGGCGGAACGCCTGCACGCGATACTCCCGCCGGAAGTGAAGGCCGCGGAGAAGGCCCCGAAGGGATTCGTCCCGGCGTCACAGCTACAGCAGGCGATGGAAATGTTCGAGCAGGCGAAGGCGGCGAACACGCAGATACAGGAACAGATGCAGGCACGCATCGTCGCGCTGGAGGGCGAGCTCAAGAACCAGATACAGGGACGTATCGCGGCGGAGCGCATCAAGGGCGAGTACGGTCTCGCGGAGGTGCAGATCAAGGAGATGAACGCGAACCAGCGCGAGGCTATGAAGGTGCAGGCGGACGTGGAGAAGAGCTCCGCGAAGATACAGACCGACCTCATACGCGAGGTGGGCGAGAGGGCGAGGGATGCGGCGAAAGCTTCCTCCGAAATAGCGAGGGAGCAGAAGTACGGCAATGGAGTTCAGCGCGGTCCAGTCAATGAGTCCCACGTGAAGCTGGAGATGGACAACCCCACGCTTTTGGACGACCGTATGACGAACGAGGAAATGCTGATGAACCTGAAATAGGCCCGTACTATTAAGGACTGAAGAAATTTTGGGAGTCCGCACCGCACGGACTTTAAGCCTATGCGGGATATTACGCAGCGGGTTCACGGAACCGTTACCCAAGACGGGGAAATGTTCAGCGGCGGTTGACATACGGACAACGGCGCGTCCGGCTTCCCATAAGGAACGCGAAGGCACCGGATAAGGAACGCAATCCATGGCGCAATCAATGGAAGAAGAGATCGACGGACTGGACCTGGAGAAGAACTTCACCGGAGAAACCGAAGAGGTGAAGGAAAAAACTCCGAAGGAACCCGAGCACAAGGAACCCGAACCGGACGCAGGCAAGCCGGAGGAGCCGAAAGGCGCCGAGGACAAGGCCGATGGCGAACCGGAGCGGAAGGAACCCGAGCAGAAGGACAGGGACCCGTTCGGCGTGAAGGGGCATACCCCGAAGGGCGTACAGGAACGCATCAACGCGCTTTCCCGCAGCAACAGGGAGCAGAAGGAGCAGATAGCCCGCCTCACGGCGCAGCTCGAAAGTTTCCGGAAGGACCTGCCGAAGCCTGCGGAGAAGACGAGGGACGATTTCGGGACCGACGAGGAATGGATAGACTACCGTGCCGAGAAGAAGGCTCGCGAACTGGTCGAGTCCATTAGGTCGAAGGAACGCGAGGAGGCCGAGATGGCCGAGGCGAAGGAATCGTTCTCGAAGTCCGAGGAGGACGCGCGGACGAAGCTCATTGACTACGACGACGTGATGTCGTCGGAAGTGAACCTGCCCGTTGACCGGGACACGTACATGTACGTGCAGAAGTCACCGCTAGGTGCGACAGTGCTCTACACGCTGAAAAAGATCGAGGCGGTAAGGAACCAGTTCCTCATGACGCCAGACGCCGGCAAGATTGCCTTCGTCAAGAGCATCGAGGAACGCATACGCCAGATACGGGAAGGACAGCCCGCAAGCAATGAACAACCGCCGCAGGCAGTACCGCCGCAGGCGCCACCGAAGGCGGAGGAGCCTCCGAAACCGGCCCTCAGGCAGCCTCAGGACGTGCGACACCCGGTAAGCCGAGGCCTGGACCCCGCCACCTGCTCGATGGACGAGTGGATGGAGAACGGGGACTAGCAACAAGTTTAAAGGAAAATCAACATGTCAACCGTAACAACTACCAACAGCCCGGCGTACATCTCGGGCTACGTCGTGAAGGAAGCCACCAAGGCCTTCATGAACGCACGACTTTTCTCCGGCTTCGTAAGAAGCGAATACCGCAACGACTTCGAGGAACGCGGCGCCAAGAAGGGCGACACCATCTTCGTCCGCCGTCCGGCCCAGTTCCGCGTCCGTACCGGCGCAGGCATGGAAATCCAGGACGTCCATGAAGACAAGGTCCCGGTCACGCTCCCCGAACAGAAGGGCGTGGACTTCCAGTTCTCCGCAAGGGAACTGACCATCGACATCGACAAGGGCGGCAACGAGTACTCGAAGCGCTGGATCCGTCCGGCAGGCTCCGCACTCGCCACCGACTTCGACTCCGAAGGTCTCGACAAGGCGTCCCGTACCGCGGGTTCCGCCGTCATCGTCGGCTACTCGTCCACGAACGACCAGATCTACGAAGCCTTCCTCAAGGCCAAGGGCATCCTCAACAAGTTCCTCGCGCCGAAGAACCCGACGGAACGCATGGCGTTCGTCGGCTCCGACATTGAGAACAAGCTAACGCAGAACGTGAAGCAGCTCTACAACAACGCGCAGGCCATCACCAAGGCCATCAAGGACGGCACCATCCAGGACGTCGCGGGCCTCACGTGGGGTTCTACCGACCTCGCCTATGTGCACGTGAACGGCGGCGGCGGAACGACCTTCACCCCGGGCACCATCACGCCCGACTACGAGAACCTGACCCAGTGGATCCCGTACACCGGCGCGAGCGGACTCGCCGTCGGCGACACCGTCGAGTTCTCGGACTCCTACTTCGTGAACCCGGAAAAGAAGAAGGTGTACACCGACAAGCTCCAGCGCAAGGTGTTGGGCCTCAAGACTGAAAGCGGCACCAAGTACGCCCTCGTCTATTCCATCCGTCCGGTCATCGCCGAAGGTAACGTCACCGACCCGGAAAGCCGCAAGAAGTACGCCATGGCGAACTGCTCGGCTCTCCCGAGCGCGGCGGCCTCTGTGCTCGGCGTGGCAGGCGAAAGCTACATCTGCTGCCCGGTTCTCCACAAGGACGCCATGGTCCTCACCAACGTTGACCTCGCCCGCCCGAAGAAGGTGGAAATGTGCAACTCGGTGAACTACAAGAACGTGGTCATCCGCTTCATCGAGGACTACTCCGTCACGACGGACCAGTTCCCGGACCGTCTCGACATGCTCGGCGTGTTCACGTCCCTCCTCCCGGAATGGATCGTGGACGTCGAGATCCAGGTCACGTCCTCGACATAGACGTGTTGACCTTCCGGCCCCCGGTTCCCTGTAGTCCGAGAACCTGGAGGCCGCGATAGTCAACGTCCTTTACGGTTTCTCCGTTGAGATGGTGGAAGTTTCGCACTTCCGCCATTTTCTTTTCTGTCGCCTTGACGCGGCTGTACAGCATCGACATGGCCTTCAGGCGTACGAACCTGACGTAGTTCGGCCACGGTCCCTTTTCCGGGTCCCATTTTTCGAGCAGGTGGACCATGCAGATGTAGAAGTCGTTGGTGTAGTCCTCCATCGACACGCCGTCTATGGAAATCCTAGGGCTCCCCTTCCATATCGATATTGATATGGAACAGAGCGTGAGCACGTCCCTCTGTTCCTCGGGCGTCATCGGCACCTTGAACAGCGCTATCCTGTGGATTATCTTCTTGACCTTTTCCGGGAGCGTCCGCCCCAGTTCGTAGAGCGTATCCCTGCTTATGCAGACTTCGCTCTTGGTGGCTATGTCCCAGTAGTAGTAGGCAGTACCGTCGTACTTCCTCTTGATGCGTCCTCTCCGTATGGACTTCATGCCGGAATCTCTTGTTTACATGTTGTAAACAGCCGAACTACATCTTGTCAACAATATAAACAATTTTTCGACAACAAGTCAACATGACGTACTATTAAGACGGAGGATTTTATATGCCGAACACCGCAAGGGACATAATCAGGGACGCGTTCATACGATCTACGCTCAGGGGCCTCGGCGACACGCCGGACGACCTTGAGACGAAGGACGCCCTCGCCATGCTGAACGAGATACTTGACACGCTCAGCCAGAAGGAGGAGTTCTCGACAGGGAACGCCTCGGTAATAATCGACATGCCGCCGGGACGCCGGTTCGTTACGCTTTCCGACAACCCGCACAGGGTATTCACGGCCGTGGCCGGTATTGACGGGATACGCTGCATCTGCGGGGATTCCCATGAACTGAACGTGAACGACGGGATAGACGTGAGGATAGGGGCCGAGTCATACACGACAACCGTTTCTTCACTGGTATCCCATGTGGAATTTGTGCTTCCGCCGAACGCGAACCTTAGCGGTTCCTATGTAGGCACGTTCAAGCTGCATTCCGAGCCGGAAGATTTCTTCATCGACATCGTGACGGCTCCTCCCGTGAACATGTTCCAGGTGGTAGGTTCGGGAGTCGGGCAGTTGCAGGAATGCCAGCAGCAGGATTTCTATTCGGCGGAGCGCGTAGGCAGGTGGTGGTGGTACGACAAGGGCAACACCCCGTACCCGAGGCTGTGGGTAAGCGGATGCGACCGCGTGATGGCCGTATTCCCTAAGCCTACGTTCAAGAACGTCACGCTCGACACGGACTTCACCTCCATGGACTCTTCCGCGAGGAGCGCTATAAAGTACCGTCTCGCGGCTGAAATAGCGTCCACGGCGGGATTCACGGCGGTAGAGCAGTCGCTCATGGCGAAGTACAGGCACTCTTTCGCCACGTTCGTAAGAAGCCGATCCCAGAGCGCGTCACCGATACCGGACTACTCGGCACCTGGATACAGGGACAGCCTCTACTACGACATATTCACCGACGGGGGCGGACATGCCACTTTCTAGTTTCGACGCGCTCGTAGGACCGGCCTACAGCTACCCCAGCAAGCCTGTCGATTGCCAGGAGTGCGTCAACTTCGAGTGCCTGAACGTCGGTAGCTCGGCATCGCCGTACAGGCACATGATCGTTTCCACTCCTGGAACGAAAAGGATCAGGTTCCGCGTCCACGGGACATCGGAGGTGCTAGACGCCCTCCCTACCGTAAACGCTTCGCAGAGCCGCATAAGGGGTATCCACAGGTGCTCGGTGCCGTTCAGCGGTGACACTTTCGACGGGGTTGTCGTTGTCGGTTCCGACGCGGTATGGAAGCTCGGCATGCCGGACGCGGGTTTCGTATGCGAGATAACCAGGCTCGGTATAATTTCGGAAGGTTCCTCCCCAGTTTCGATAATCGACGCAGGCGGCGAGAGCGGAAGCGCCGTACCGCAGAAGGTCCTTATAGCGGACGGTACGACTGCGTATTACGTTGACATGGACACCATGGCGTTCGGCTCGCTCGGAAACACCATGCCCCAGCGTCCTTCCGTACTCGCCTACCTCGACGCGAGGGTCTATATGTGCGGCACGGTGAAGAACGACGGGTCTCCTTCGCAGCGGGTTTACTGGTCGGCCATCAACAGGCCCGACTCGTGGCAGGAACTGGACTTCGTGAGCGCTTCCATGTTGAGCGACCCGGTGAAGGCCGTAGCCGTTACCGGCAACTACATGTGGATGATAGGCTCCGAGACTTTCGAGCTGTGGCAGACGACTTCATCGACTGGCACGCTCTACTCACCCATACGCAAGGTGAACGGCGTGGCTTCGGGCGTAGGCACGTGCAGCAAGGATTCCGTAGCTACTATAGCTTCCAGCGTGTTCTTCGTCGGAGGAGGCGAGACGGGACGCCTGCACGTTTACGAGGGCGGTTCCAACGGTTCCATATCCGTAATCAGCACGGACGCGATGAGCATGGAATTTGCGAGGTACGGGACGCTAGACGACGCTGTAGGCATGTGCTGGAGCGACGATGGGCAGCTATACTACTCGGTGACTTTCCCTACGCAGGACGTGACGTGGGTGTACAACGTAAACCAGAAGTACTGGCACAAGAGGTCTTCGAGGAAGAACACCGTGGACCACAGGTGGAACATAACCTGCATCGCGGGAGCCTACAGCATGGTCCTCGGGGCGAACGGCCTTACCGGGGAGCTCTACCACGTGAGTTCGCACTACAACGACGACGACGGTGAGCCGATAGTGAGGCGCAGGGTGGCCCCGCACCTCAAGGCGAACGGCAGGCTCCTCATGCACAGGAGCCTCGAACTTGAACTCGAATGCGGCAACGCCCTTCCGTACGGGCAGGGCAGCGACCCTCAGATAATGCTCTGTGCTCTCGACGGTGCCGGAAGGATCCGCAGGGAGCCAAGATGGAAGTCAAGCGGTACGCAGGGAATGTACAGGCGCCGCGTGAAGTGGTACAGGCTCGGCACGGCGGTTGACCGCTGCTACGAGATTTGCGTGTCGGACCCGGTAAGGTGGGTCATATACGGCGCCGTAATAGAGACCGAGGAAGGACAGGGAGGCAAGTGATGGCAAGACAGATACTTGCGCAGCTCGAAGGCGTCTTCGTGCAGAACATGCCGAGGGTGCAGCAGACCATGAGGAACGGCGACGTGAACCCCGACTGGAACCCGTTCATGAACTCTTTCGACTCGTGGATGCAGCAGGCGTGTACGCCAGTGGAAATTGCGGACGGACTCTACGCGGCAAGGGTAGGGTGCGTCATTACCGTGACAGGGACCGTGAAGGCGGGAGCGGAGATAGAGACTGTCGGTCCTGCGGAAACTTTCGTACGTGAAGGTGTCACGTTCCGCAAGGAAGGGCTAATAATTGGAACAGACACGGACACGGCCGTATCCGTGTCGTACATAGCGAGGAAATAGATATGGGCGGACTTATAGCTGGAATAGCAATATCAACGATAGCCTCGGCGATAAGCGGGTCGATGGGCGCCGATGCGCAGAGGGAGGCATACGAGAAGCTTGCGCGGGCTTCCGAGCAGGAACGCGCCGAGTTCAGGAAGGCATACGACCAGGCTTACGGTCCCGGCTCCTACAACGCGCAGATGCAGTCAATCGGCGCGAAGGCCGGACGCCAGTTCTACGACGCTCTTAACGACAATGCTGCTTGGGACAAGTACATCAACGGAGAAAGGGCCTACGTAGCTCCTCAAGACTTCACCTTCACGGAGAAGGACTTCACGGACGATCCTAGCTACAAGGTGAGACTCAAGGAAGGTCTTGACGCTCTCGACCAGAGCAACGTAACGAACGGGCTTAATTTGTCCGGCGCTGCGATAAAGGCGACGAACGACTACGCGCAGGACCAGGCGAGCAAGGAATACGGAGCCGCATACGACCGTGCGTTCCGTAAGTACACTGACGACCGCAACTTCGACTACAACGCATGGAAGGCGCAGGCGGACCAGTACTACAACAACCTCTTGCAGAAATTGAATGGTCTCGGGCAGGCAAGCAGCCAGGGCGTACAGGCGAACAGCGCGCAGGCGCAGGCATTGCAGGCACTGGCGAACAACAACGCTTCCTCGATGCAGCAGCAGGCCACGGCTCAGGGAGCGGCCGGCATGGCGGGTACTTCCGCGACCACGTCCGTACTCGACGCCATAGCGAAGGGACTCACGACCGGAGCCGGTCTATACGCCTCGCAGGCGGGAGCCACACCGACAGCGGCTACTCCGGCAAGTTCCTCTCCGACTAACACTTACACGCTCTCGGGAGCGATAGACAGCGGCGGACAGGATTTCGCCAAGCTGTTCCTCAACGGCTGGAACCCGGCTATACCGACAACGCAGAACCTCGTGGGGGCATGACATGGACAACATGATTAACTTCAATCAGATGGTCGCGGATGCCATGAAACATTCAAGGTATCTGGACACTCCGGGTCATGAGACAATCGACTATTCCGCAATAGCGTCTTTCGAACAGAACAGGCACAATCCCGAAGCGACGAAGAAGTTTTCAAGTCCGTCACCGCAGTTCAATCTAGGCATGGGCTACCTCGGAGGCAAGGAAGCGACTCCAGAGAGCGATTCCCTCGAATCCGACAGGCGAAAGGTCGAGGCGGTCGTTCACGGGCAGGCTACCGTTGACGACCTTCTAGCTGCATTGCGCATGATGGCCTCGATGGAGCCGGACGCGCCGTCCAACCCGGTAATGCAGCTAGACAGGCAGTACAAGGGTTCCGACGCCATGAGGGGCATTCCAGGCACGGTGGCACAGTACCCGACCGCAGGCGGTATGACACGAGAAACCGAGTACAGGTTCTAGGAGATTTTACTATGGCTGCATTTGACCTCAATTCGCTTTACTTTTTGAAGAACGCGGCTCCGAAGACTACGAGCTTCGAGGAAGCCGCCGCGCCAATCAAGACTGGATTCGACCTCGGCACCGCGTACAACGAGAACTACAACAGGAACTCGCTCCAGAACCTTATCGCACAGCGCGAGAGCGAGGGCGTGCCGTTCGACCGTCTCTCCAACGAGGCGGCTAAATGGGACTTGAACGCCGCAGCAAACATCATGCGTCCCGAGGCTCGAAATAGCATAGACTTTAACTTCAAGCAAAGCGCCGTCGAATTTGACCGATGGCGTAAGGAAATGGCCAGAAGAATTTGCGGGCTCATTTTGCAGAAGTCCGACGAGCTCGGCATGGCGCCCGACCAGCAGTACGGAGTTCTCGACACGGCGGCTCATTACGTCGTTACCTACGACCCGGAGCTTGCGGAGTTCCTGATGCAGCAGGCGAACACTAGACGCTACAACGCCGCACGCACGGCACCGAAGATGCAGAACCAGGACGAAAGCAAGCTCTATCCTTCCGAGATTTCCTCAAGGAAGGCCAAGGCTAACGATGTCGATTTCGCGGGCGCCAACCGCTTCCTCGGCACGTACCAGAACAACTCCGCCAACGTAGGAGCGATGCTTGCAAACCTGTATTCTACAGGAAAGCTTCCGTACTTGAAAAAGGCATGGATTGACGGCGTTACGCAGTTCGCCATGAACTCCGACCCTTCGACATTCATGAACAACTCTATATGGGACAACGCGACTGTATCCAAGGCCATAGAGCTTTTCATGAACGGAGGAATGGCGGAACAACAGGAAGATACGGTTATCGAGCAGGCTCCTGTTTCCACTCAAGTAAGCCCTGCTAAAGTTCCTTCCGCATCTAAAGTGAATTTGCCCGAAAACGACGATTACACGAGATCCATAAGGTCATACTACATACCAGGTAACGCGGCACGCGGAACGAGGGAAAACCTCAACGTGTCGAGGATTGACAAAGACTTGAAAAAGTACTACGACAACCTCGAAGCGTTGCAGTACATGGTGGGCGTGCTTTCGCAGGACAACCAGCGATTTGCCGGAGTGAAGGGAGATGCCGGTGCCAACAGCGAAAACGGGGTCGTTAAGGTAAACCGCGAAAAGGTTCAGAAGCGCATAGACGAGCTCAAGGAACTTGAACGCGGCGGGTTTACGCCCGAAACCGCCAATGCTCTCAAACTTTCTGGTAAGACCGGACAGACTCTTTCGGACGAAATCGCAAGATGGCAGAGAATACCGAAGATAATAGACGCCTACTACCAGAATCCGGGCGCGATACTTCCGCCTCTCGTAAGGACGTTGCTTCCCGAAGAACGTGCTACCGACGAGGACGTAAAGAGAATCATAAAGTCCGACCTCGGCGATGACGGTTATAACAAGCTGTTCAACGCGATAGCGGCTACGGACAATAATATGCTAGGTTCGCTATTGAGCAAGGAAGCCTACGCGAACGCCGTTAGAAAAGTTGCTCCAATAATCATGAACAACATTAACAAGGAGTATAAGGCTCTTGTCAAGGCTAACAACGGCGATATAGGAAAGGTTGACAACGCACTTCGCGAAGCGTACAGGTACGACGACGACGTAATCGACTACGTGAAGGGCAACAAGATTCTTTTCACTGTCAAGAAGTACTACGACAAGGAAGCCGAACGTGTAAAGAACGAGCGCGAAAAGAAGGAAAAGGAAGTTTTCGAGCGAGGAAACACGCCTTCTAAAAAGAAGTACACGGAAGCCGACTGGGATAACTTTTAGGAGGTTTTATGACTTACAGAATCTCTAGCCCGACCGGAGAAGTCAGGACCGGCCTTACAAAAGAGGACGTATCTGATTTCAAGAACGCAAAACTCAAAAAAGGAATTGACCCTAAAGCAGCCGGATACAAGATTGAAGTAGAAGATTTCGAAGAAGAAAGTTCCGCAAATCAAGAACCGGAATCTTCGAAGACTTCCTACGAAGACCGCAAGAACGCTTTTCGCCGTGTTGACGAGCGCATCCTTTCCGAAGTTTTTCCCAACATAGCGGAACAGGTAATGAACGGCAATCAAAAGTTTGACCTCGGCATGATCCGTGCCGGTCTTTCGGACGCATTCTCGCTTCCAGGAAGAGCCGTTTCCGCATACATGAGCAGCATGCCGAACATGAAGGGAGAACGAGACACTTTCGACCTCGGGAGGCGAACTGGAGAAGGGACGAACATAGCAGGAACTATCGCAAGGGACCCTGTTACCGGAGCTACTGTTTTAGGCGGTCGGCTTTTAGCAAGGGGAATCCAAGGCGGGGCGCGTCTCGGGAAATTCCTTCTAGGAGGAGGCGGATTCGGTCGAGGAGTAGGCGGAGCCGTTGCAGGCGCCGCCGAAGGTGTCGGTATTGAAGGAGCTTCATCCGCATTGAACGACCGTGACTTCACAAAGGAAGGCGCCGTTGTAGGGGCCGTTTCTGGAGGAGCGTTCGAAGGTCTAGGCCAGGCCGCACAGGCCCTATTGCAGAAGTACGGAAAGAACCTTGTCAAGTCTTCCGTACAGGCTCTCAATCTTGGAAATACTGACCGGGCATTGACCGACGAGGAACTTGTAAGGTTCCTTTCAAACCAGCGTAACGTTGACGCGCTTGAAAAGACCCTTGACGCCGCTTCTTCTGGAAGGAACATGACACCGTTCGTGAACGACAGAGGCAAGGCGCTTGAAGGCGTGCTGGAACAGTCGAGAAACGACGCAATCTACACTTTGGTCGGGGAGCCTTCATTGAACAGGGGCTTCGACAAGGGCGTGGATTTTTCCAACCCGACTTCCGGCGACATGCAGAGAAGGATGAACGCGTTCAACACGCCGGCCGAACAGCTTGAAACAATCCAGCCGAAGACCGTGTACAAGGAAGGAGGGAGGAGCACGGAAGAGCTCAACTACCCTCCACCGAGAAAGTTCACGTCGAGAAAGAAGCCCAACGACAACAAGGATTACAGATACCAGTCCAACGCTGAGTTCAACATCGAGAAGTTCGCGGACAAGTGGGCAAGCGTTTCGGACAAGATTGACGGAGCCAACGTACGTCCGGGCGACATTTCCGCAGACGAGGCCGCGATGCTCGACCTACTTAAAGAAGAAGCGGAAAAGGACGCAAGGATAGTGAAGGGATATACGCCGGACAAGGTGATAAGCTCGAACAAGTTCCTTAACGACCGTAACCCGTTCTCTACAGGTTTCGTTGACAAGGACTTTTCCGACTTTATCGCAAGCAAGAACAGGGAAGGCCTATCTACGGAGTTCATAAGGGAAGTAAGGTCTATAGCAGGAAAGAACGACATGGAAGGGCGGAAGGTAACTGACGCCATAATCGAGAATATCGACAACCGTGGTCTCCGTCCTTCGGAAATAGAAAGGGCGTTCGCCTATTCAAAGAACGACCCGATAGCCGTAAGGAAAGGTTACAGGAAAGCCATCGACAGGTTCTCGGACACGCTGTCCGACTATGCTGACGGGAAGGTCGGCACGTCGGGAAGAAACGCCAAGGGCGAACGCTATGTCGTAGGCAAGGACAACATGAAGAAGTACGCCTACACGTACCTTGCAAGGGTGCAGGAAATTCTCGAAAAGAAGGGAGCACTGAAACACGAGGATGTTGTTGACCTGTACGGACTTGCGACGAACGTAAACGACAACACTGTGCAGGATGCCGTGATCCAGCTCCTGAAGGACCTCAAGGTATCGGAAAGGGCTATTTCTGACTTCGAGAAGAACGCAGGGTCGTACGCCATGCTGAACAAGGCCCGCACGAGGATGAAGCGCAACGCCAACGAGGACAACCCGTTCAAGGGCACTATGGTGGCTCCAATTTATCCACAGGAAGGGTTCAATTCGGCCAACGCCATAGGCTACAGGCTACAGAAGGAAAACTTCAATTTGGGCAGAGGCGCGATGACGCCTATGGATAACCCCACCAAGTACGGTCAAGGAGCTAGAGCGGTATATAACTTAGGGATGACCCGCTACAGGAATAGGGATTCAAAAGAATAGATACCGGGTACTATTAAGAACGTATGAAAAGCGTTTTACTCGGCGGACTCAAGGTATGGCTCGTGAACGACGGCGGAAAGCCGCTGTCGGCTCCTGGAGGCCGTGCCAGATTCTTCAATGCGGAAACTTCACTCCCCGAAACGGTATATTCCGACATCGACCTTACGCAGTCGGACGCGTTCGGTCCCGTAGTCTATACGGACGAGCTCGGCTACCTGCCCGCAATATGGCTCAAGACGGACCGTCTCTACAAGGTACGCGCGGAACAGAAAATCCCCGGAAGCGGGAACCAGTGGGTTCTCCTGTGGGAAGTGGACAACGTTGGCTACATCGACCCGCATGAGTCCGAAAATCCGGGGGATACCCCCGTTTTCGTTACGGACATTTCGGCATTGAAGGACGTTGACTTTTCGGCACATTCTGTTGTTTATGTCTTCGGATATTACGCCCCGGGCGACTGGGGCGAGCCCTCCATTTTCGAATGGGACCCGGACTGTTCGAAGGTCCCTGACGACGGTGCATACGTCCTACCAAACGACCGCCAGCAGGCACAGTCGGGACGGTGGGTGCAGGTGTTCGACGGGGCCATGTTGGACGTCCGCAAGTTCGGGGCCATACCCGACCTTGCGGAACACCCGGACGTCACGTCACAGGTAGTGAACGCGGTGCATTTTTCGCAGGACAACAGCACGAGGGTAAGGCCTCTTACCGTGGCGTTCGTTGCCCCTGGAAAGTACGGATTCAGCGGGAATTTCGACTTCTCGTACTTCACGTTCACGGACATATCGTCCGAGACGAACGACATCTACCCCGTCGAATGGTTCGTCGGTAACGACGTCGTTTTCAAGAACATCACGTCCATATCTTCAGTTTACACTCTTTCGAAGAATACGGAAATCCTTGCCGACAAGGAACTTGTGGAAGGCCTTGTCTCTTTGCAGGTCGAAGGCGGAGGAAAGATAGAGGTCGATCCCGCGTGGTGGGGTTCAAGGAACTGCGTGCTGGAAGACTGCTACGTCAAGTGCCGTTCTGTATCCACTAACTTCAAGGACTTCACGCGTTGCGCTGTCGAGTCCAACGGAATGATGGGCGGCGAAGTTTCCCTTACGTCCATGGGATTCAAGGAATCGTGGCTCACGCCCAGTTTCGACCTCGGGAACCTTTCGCTCGTCGATGTGAACTACGACGTGCACGATTGCAGGTCGGGCGACTCGTACATCGCCATCAAGAACGGGCAGAACGACCCCGACTACGGAGACATGTTCGGTTCATACGTTTCCAATGCTCCTATGCTCGCCGGGAATGTGACTTTGAAGAACGCAAATGGCAGCATCACGGTATCGGCTTCCGGCTACACCAACCTCGACCTCGACGGGTTCGAAGGTACGGTGACGACACCGTCCGAGCCTTCATCGACACAGCCTAGACTTTACGCGAAGAACTGCGACATAATTTTCGCCGGCGGCAACGACTACGCCCAGTTGAGGCTCCGCAGGTGCAGCACATCCGGCACTGCCGTAAAGGTCGTCGGCAACGCCCTTGTCGATTATTGCGACATGGGTTCCGCGCTCATGTGCCACGGTGACCTGACCGTAAAGAACAGTACCGTTGGTGGTAACGTGACGCATACGTGCGCCGGTACGCTCAACCTCGTGTTCACCGACAACGTGCTCAACGCGCTTCTGAACATCGGCGGTACGACTCCTGGAACGCTGGTGAACGCCATAATCACGGGCAATACGTCTGGAGTACCGAACCCCATAGCGGTTGACCGTACTAACCTAGACCTAGTGGATTCTCACCACGGCTACACCTATAGCGGCAATTCCGGAACGTTCCTTCCCGACGTTACCAGTCCGGTCACGTTCACTGTCGGAGTAAGGTACTATGTCAACTTAGGTTCTCCGACCCCTCCGAGGTACAGGGAAGCATACAGGACGCTACAGCGCCCGATTACAGGCAACTTTATCAAGATGTGGAACAACGCGACGTTCTTCGACAACGTGCAGTTCTTCCGCATCGGCACAGACCGTTTCCACGTACTCGCGAAACTTGTCGGATGGGACGGCAGGTTCGTTGACGACCCGTACGTAAGCTACTGCGACATCAACGTGGGAGCGTACCACATAGACGGAATGACGTGGGGGATAAAGCCGTTCTGGACTGACCCTTCGTCAAGCGAAGACGACCTTGAATCGGTATTCAACACGGCTTTCTTCCGTGGTGTCGAGCAGCACGGCATAGAGGACGACCCGCCCGACTACGACCGTAAAATTTCGATTGTGTACGAGAACCTGGAGAAGCACCTATGAGCCTATCGAGAATGTACACGCCTGTACTCCATTTTGACGACATCAACGGAAGGCCGCTTGTCGGCGGCAAGCTTTACACCTACAATGCGAACTCTTCGACTCCTGCACCGACATACAGGAACAAGTCCGGCACGTTGTTGAACGAGAACCCGATTTCGTTGGACGAACGCGGCGAGTGCGAAGTATGGCTCGTTGACGGTATCCGCTACAAGATGGTTCTCGTTGACCCAATAGGTACGCAGGTATGGGAAGCTGACGACGTGTTTTCCATGACAAACCTTGTAAATATCACCGTCGATGGTACGAGTCCTGTTAATGTTTCACAATCCGTTGTCGAAGGAGTTACCAGATATACCGTATCGCTTAAAAAATATTTCGTTGATGAAGTTCACGACAACACCAGGAACATAGCAAACGAGACCGAAAGGGCGCAGGGTGCGGAACAGAACTTGTCTCAAAGCATAGACACCGTAAGCAGTCAACTCGCTAATGAAACTGCAAGGGCGCAGGAAGTTGAACATACTCTTTCGGAACGGATAGAAACTGTTAATACGTCGCTGTCTAACGAGACTTATAGGGCGAAAACTGCCGAAGCGTCCGCACGTACCGTGGTGAGGGCTGGCGAAGGAATACAGGTATCCAAGGTTGTCGATATCGAAGGCGACGGACACGACGAGTATTTTGTAAGCACCTACCTTCCGAAAGCCACAAGCACCCGATTCGGCGTAGTGAAGACAGGCGACGATACCGTACAGGTAGTACCGAAGAACACGCCGTCGCAGAACAAGCACAGGACGTATCCGGTGCAGAAGAACGCGGACGGGCAGATGGTCGTCAACGTACCGTGGCGTAACGACTTCAAGAACGTGTACAAGGGCGTCCTCATTCTCACGATCGAGGGAACATGTACGGACGAGTACCGCGAAGCTACAGCCGTAACGTCCGAACACGTCACGACACAGATAGTTTCCCCGTACTACGACGACGTGAGCGTCTACGGGTATAACACGTACTCCGTGGCCTACCACGAGGAAGCGGGACACCCTGCGGACCACAGGCCGGAATTCCACGTGGACAATGCCGGAAAGCTCTACTTCACTTTCGAGGACGAACACCAGGAAGCCCTCGCGTTCCATTTCGCTCTCAGCATCGCATCGAAGACAGGGTACGATTTCATCGATGACAACGAACCCGTCTATGCGGAATGGGGCCACGACAATTCGATGAAGCAGCCTGTCATGGACATGGTTAGGACTATTGTAGTCAAGAAGTCCGACGGCAACACGATCAACGCGATACTCGGCAACGGAGTCAATCTTTCCAGCGCGAAGACTGTGGACCTTACCACGTCTTACAAGATAGAGGCGGTGGCTGAATACCTCTATACATGCAGTCCTCCCGAGTTCTTCGTGTTCGATGCCGTTGACGACCAAGGGGACAACATGGTCAACGAAGACGGGGACAACATGGTGTTTTATGAAGAAAATCCCGAATACATAGGAGATTAACTTATGGCTGACAAGAGAATTTTCCAACTGGAAGAAGAAGGCTTTCTCGACGACATCACCGACAAGGTGTACATGTGGCTCGACAAGAAGGCAAACGAGGGCGAGTTTCAGGAGCCGTCGTGGAAGTTCAAAGCGAACGTGTTCTTGAAAATCTTGAACAACTTTGCGACGAAGTTCGTTCCTAACGTCTTGACCGTAGAGGGCAAGTGCTACTGGCACGATGGAGAGCTTTTCACGTGCGATGTTGCATACACAGGCGACTGGAACCCGGCGAACTTCACGGCTACCAGCATCGACGCGCTGTTCGCACGAAAGGACTTTGTTGAAGCTCTTCAATCTGACATTCAAAATATCGAAGGAAATTTTGACGAGGTTCCTAGCATATCGTTCAGGTCTGTTGTCGATAATTTAGAAGGACTGACTACACGAGAGTTCAAAAATACTGACGGACAGATTGAAATCTTGTCGAACCGATACATTGCAAGTGACGGCTCTCTTGTAGAGGAGAACAACAGCTCCGTCTCGGATTACATACCAATTTCCGGCGGAATAAGCGACATCGAGTTCTGCAATAGAGACATCGATGGAAGACTTGGCGTGGCGTTCTATGATATGGACAAACATTTCATATCGGGCGTAAGCGCTGGAAATACAGGAACGGCGATAGCAAGTATGTGGTACTACTCTGACGTTATACCGACAATACCTTACAACGCGATGTATATGCGTGTTGCCGGAAATTCGCGTTTAGGACATTCCATAAAATTTACGTGCGAAGAAAAAATAGTACCTCAACCGGGCGTAGATTACGTGATTGCAGAAGAAATAAGCCGAAATACGTTAATGTCTGTTGAAGGCATCGTAGACAACGAAGTGGAGTATTCTGCGGTAGAATTGAACAACTATGCAATAGGCACGGATGGTTCCTCGGTATCATCCGGCAACAGTTCGATTTCTGACTACATTAAGATTACTGGACCTATTCACGAAATAACCTATTGCAATCATACGGGGAACTCTCTCGGTGTTGCTTTCTACGACATCAATAAGAATTTTATATCCGGCGTGGACGCCGGAGCTACTGGTACACTAATTCAGTATAGCTGGTATTATTCAAACGTAGTTCCTCAAATTCCGGAAGGTGCCGTCTATATGCGTATTGCGGGTAATAGAGCTCTAGGGCATACTCTTTACTTAAAGATAGTGCAATTTTCTGTAGAATCCGCGAAAGCGGTTCGACCGGACGTAGGTTACGAATTTTTCTCGTATAACGTAGATTGCAGCGTTGACGACACGGACGATTCTTTGAAGACAACTAGCTTGCAGGAAGAACCAGTAATATCGACAGACAACGGCCTTATAATGCTCCCGAGCGGCTACTCCGCAAACGGGAAGCCCTGTCAACTTGTCGCATTCAATCACGGCGCTGGCGGTACTGTTACTGCGAATAGTGCAAGCGGGTGGACGTCTTCTTCGATCAAGCTCTTGTTGAAACGCGGCTACGCTGTTCTCTTTGTCAACGGAATACCGCAAGCGTTCCGCAATACGAAGTATTGCAACGGTGCGCAAACCGGAGCAGCCGCGCACATGGCAGGCATTATATTCTTGAGGTCGTTCAAAAAGGCGTATGATTATGTCGTAGGCAAGTACAACGTCACGAGAGAAATAGTGGCTCTCGGAGAAAGCATGGGCGGACTAGCCGCATTGAATATAGCCTTGAGCGGAATTGTACCCGTGAGAGCCATAGCGATGGATGCACCGATAATCGACTTGTATCGTGACGCTTACTTTTCTGGCGGATGGTCTTCTGGTACATTGGGTGCAGGGACTTTCGGCATCATTGCATGGATGTATCAGTTCCGGGGCTGCGACTTTGTAAACGACACATACACGATTGACGGAACGACACGAAGCATGGCGGACTTGCCGTCATACCCGGAAGATTGTGAAGCACTGTGGGAGTTGAACAAGGATAGAGTAGCAGCGTTTAACGCATATTTGACGTCCAACGCACTTGTCAAAAACTTGGACAACGAATACGTCTATGACAAAAATTCAGATAATTGCCCGGATTACTACGCCAAGGCTTTAAGATGTCCGTGCAAGATTTGGTTCGGTACTGACGACAACGTGAACAAGTTGTTCATCGCTAAAAATTTCGTGTCGCTTCTCCGTAACGCAGGGACTCCGGTTTGGCTCCGAGAGATACCGACATCGACTCATGGCGTGTGGAATATGACAACTACCTCCGTCGGCGTAGATTGTTCTATTGTAGAGGATGGCCTTACGTGCGGAGTATGCGGCGTTGAACTTAGTAATTGGCTCGACAGTATAGTATAAAAAAAGGAGAAATAGATTATGCACCACATCAAGGTAATCAAGGACGGAAACGTCAACAAGGTAGTCAAGGAACAGCTCGTTGACGGCGTGCAGTACGTGGACAACTAACCGCGCGAAGGCAGTCTAAACAGCATCACTTCCGGCGCGGTAGCAAATGTCGCTGCTTATGTGGGTGTAGAGTATAGCGAAAATGCGGACTATACGCCGAATGTTGTTGTGTGGCATGAAGGATTGGCGTATGTATGTATTGCGAATACTTCAGGTGCCTGGGATTCTACAAAATGGACTGCGGTGACTGTATCTACAATATTTGACATGATTGGCGATGTTGAATCGTTGTTGGCGGCGTTGTAAGGAGATTTTGAAAATGACTATTGCTAGTGAAATTACGCGCTTGCAGGGCGTAAAATCGAACATTCTTGACGCCATTGCTGCAAAGGGCGTTTCTGTGCCGAGCGGTGCAAAGCTTGCCGATTGCCCGGAGCTGATTTCTTTGATTAGCGGTGGCGGCGGTTTTGAGGCTGACAATGTTGTAAATATTGTACCGATTGACAAAATGGTTGTCGTTGACGCCAATGGCTATATCGGTTTTGACCTGACGAACTATTTTCAGACTCGCGGTGCGACTTTCTATTACAACTATGCGATTTTGTCCGCTGGTGACAACTTTTCGGACAAGGGGCTTGGACAAGTTACATTCTTTACTCCGGCGGGCAATACTATCGGTGGGCGCACTTACCGATCTGTTATCATCGGAGGCAAAGAATGGCTTGCCGAAAATCTTGATTTTAAGTTCAGTGGCTTGGCTTTCGGCCAAAGTGAAACGTCTAGCAGCGAACCTCGTGGAAATTACTACCAGAATAACTCTTCGTCGTATGGCAAATATGGCATCCTATACAACTGGATCGCAGTCAAGTATCTCGAAGACAACAAGTCCTCTTTGATTCCTGGCTGGCATGTTCCGACAACCGCTGAATGGGATGCGCTTGCCACGGCTGTTGGCGGTACATCCGTTGCAGGTACAAAGCTCAAGTCCACAACGGACTGGTCATCTGGTGCCGGTACTGACGATTACGGTTTTTCCGCGCTCCCTGCGGGCTACTACAATGGCAGTTTCCGCACTCTTGGCTCCTACGCTTACTTTTGGACGGCCTCAGAGTACGATAGTAGTTACGCGTACAACCGGAACTTGAATACAGGCGCAAGTATGAATTCGAGCGACAACTACAAGAACTACCAGTACTCGGTTCGTCTCGTCAAGGATTCCCCGTCCGCATAGGCGTAAGCCTTGGCGGACCCGCCCCTAGCGGCTAAAGCCGCAAGGGGCAACATTATTGTTTTTGGTAAACATCAGCTTACGGCGGACCCGTCTGTAAAGGCGCTGCTGCACTACTTGGGCGAAGGAACGCTTATCATAATGCCACTCCCGGATTAGACGAGTTCTTGAACACTCGCGGGAACGACAGGTACGGAGTATCACGAAAACGGCCAATTATGAGAAAAGGCAAGCTACATTTCTTGAAATGGCTGGAGAGTAATCATGGTTAATCAACATTCGGAGTGGCGTAAATTTTTGCAACCTGTTATTACAGGTCTCGGTGCATTATTGGCAGCGGGAGCAATTGCATTGCAACAGTCTGCCTCCGGTAATTTTGAGTCAAGGCTTTCCGTTGTCGAGAACAAGGTCGGAGGCATAGACGAATTACGCCGTGACGTTACCGAACTATCCAAGAACGTCTATACGTTGATAGGCGAAATCCGTGCCGAGCGGAGGATACACTGATGTGGACGATGCTCCTGTTCGCGATCGTCGGCGTGCTAATCGACGAGGGCGTGATATGATTCTCTCGATTCCATACGAGACGCCGAGTAAGAAGAACTCCCGCGTGATTAACCGTCGCACGGGTCGTTCGTTCCCAAGCAAGGCGTACCGTGAATGGCACGAGAACGCGTCCCTGTGGCTAAAGTATCATTACAACCTCGCTCCGCAGGGAGACGGGCCGTTCATGCTCCGCATACGCTTCTATCACGGGACTAATGCGAGGTGCGATTCCGACAACAAGGTATCTTCGATTCTCGACCTTCTCGTCGATCTTGGAGTGCTCCCGGACGACCGATGGCAAGTCGTGCGGAACATAAACGTGAGCAACTTCTACGAAAAAGGGCATCCATCCGTACAGATTGGAATTTTCCCGTTGACGGACACGGATAAATTGAGTATATTGTAGTAAACGCATGGGTTATCCCGTCGTTTAGTGTTGCGGGGATGGCCGAGAGGCCATCCCTATTTTTCATCCTCCTTATGTGTGCCTTTCGTGTGCCACCACGTCCGAAAGCGGGGTTTTAGCTCAATCGGTTAGAGCGTCGGACTCATAACCCGTTGGTTCCCGGTTCAAGTCCGGGAGGCCCCATTTATAGCCGCTTCCGCTTCGGATGCGGCTATTTTGCTACATTCCGGCTTATTTTTATCTTTTCCACACCGAATTATCTGTTATCATGTATTATTATTTTCTATCTTGAAAAATCAAGTGTATGTGTGCCTTTTGTGTGCCAGGAGATATACCAATGAAGAACTACTCTATAAGCCAGCGCAAGAAGTCACGAGGGAACCTTACGTGGTACGGACGGACCTTCGAGAACGGAGTGCTGCTGTCGGAGATTTCACTGAAAACCGAACGGAAGGCCGACGCGAAGGCGTGGCTCGACGCGATGAACGCGTCGAGGTTCATGCCGGAGAACATGTTCCGCCTTCCGGGAACGGAAAAGGACATGGCAGTAAAGGACGCGGTGCGCTCGTTCATGGACTCCGTGTCGGCTTCCAACGGGACGGATTCGAACACCTACAGGGCGTACTCGTACAGGATAGCCCACTGGGCCCGTTTCTGCGAACGGAACGGGGTATCCACACTCGTTTCTTTCACGAGGGATATTGCGACAAGGTACGTGTCCGAAACGGCCTCCACGCACGCCCCTAAGACCATGAGGGAGATGGTCAGACTCCTTCGCCAGTTCTTTGCGTGGTGCGCCGAGACCTATTCCATCGAAGGATACGACCCGATGAAGACGGTGAAGTCTCCGAAGCTGGAGAAGCGCGAGAAGGCGTTCTGGACTCCGGCACAGATAGACGCCATTCTCGACAACGCGCCCACGCCGGAGTTCCGACTGTTCTGGGCTTTGATGGCGTTCGCTGGCCTACGGCACACGGAGGCGTGCTCGTTCGGCCCTTCATCGATCGTAGGCAAGGAGATAAGGGTAGTCGGCAAGGGTAACAAGGAAGCCTTTCTCCCCATAGGAAAAAGGCTCGAAAAGGAAATATCGGAAGTGAAAATCTACGACGGTATGTTTTCGACGCAGAGGTACAGGAAGTCGGAGCGTTGCATAGACACGCTAAAGAAGGCGGTGTCGGAAGCGGGTCTGCCGAGCGAGGACGCGACCAACCACAAGTTCCGTCACAGCTTCATATCGAATCTTCTCCGAAGCGGCGTGACCGTTCCGGCGACAGCGCGTCTAGCCCGTCACGAGGACCCGAAGGTGACGATGGAGACGTACTCGCATCTGCTCCAGGAGGACTTGCAGGAGTCGATAGACGTTCTTTGAGCTGCTTGACTTCGAGCATGAGGGTCCTCTTGTCTGCTAGGAGCTTCTTCCTGTCGTTGACGAGTTCGCGCACGGCGTCCATCACCACGGACTCTTCGAGGAGGGCTACGGGGTATCCGTAGAAGTTGATTACCTTTGAGTGTAGTTCTTCGTACAGCATTACTCTTCCTTCTTCTCGCCCGACTTAATCATGTCGAACCACTTGCGTTTCAGCGACAAAGTAAGCGTTTTCATTTTGCCTCCTTTGCTAAAGTCTAACCACGCACATCCGCAGATATGCGGGTGTTAGGCTCTAGCCGTTGTCAATCAAGTCCTTGATACGTTCACCGAGAACATCGACGTATTCCTGCATCGCCTTCGCCTGCTTGCGCCACAATTCCTTGTGGTGTGCGCTCACGGCTTCGGGATTAGCTTCGATAGACTTCTTGAGCTTTTCGAGCATCTGGCAAGTCGTGTTGCGTTCGATGGCGAGCTCGCAGACTACCTCGGAGTTCGAGCGTACTCTGCGACGTTCGCAGCAGTCAGAAATAGGTCTTAACAAGTTTTCATTTGCTTGTTCCATTTTGTTTCCTTTGCCCTACTGGGCGGTTGAGTTGTTTGGTTTGAAGTTCTCGGCGATAGCATCCCAACGCCAACGCCAACGTTCCCAATATTTCATTTCTTTGCTCATGTACTCCCAAGATGCCCCGCATCCGTTCACCTTTGCATCTTCCTCGTCATACCTTGCGTTGCACATTTCGGTCATCGCCAAGCACCGCTTGTATTTCTGATGATTCATCTTCTTTAGGAGCGTTCTTGCAGCTCTTTTGGCTTGCTCATCACTAATTGCAAGATTATCGCAATCTATTCTATATGATTCGCATAGTTTTTCAAGCCTTTGAATATCTTTGTCCTTATCCGCAATCACCTTGTCGGCTTCCGACTTGAGGTAGTAATCGGCTAACCCTTTTCCATCCGGTGTTGGGGCTATGTACGCTTTCAGTTCGCTCATTCGTACTCCTTAGCCTTGGCTAAAGTTTTTTGGACTACCTTGTCCCATTTGTTAGCTTCATCATATTCGCTCAACGTAAGATGCCATTGCGCTACAGCGCAAGCCCTTTCGTGCCTCGCCAGCCACAGCGCACGCATTAGACTACGTTCGCGCATCCCCGCGTCCACGCTCTCTGTGTACGCCGTGGCCTGCACGGTCTCCAGCTTCGCCTTGAGTTCCGCGATGGCGTCGTCAACGTCGCGAATTTGATAATACGGCTCGCCTGAACGGTAATCGTGTTTTATTTTCAATTCGTCACACTTCATTTTACTTTTTCCTTCCTTTTGGTTTCCGTTTTGGGCTTTGACGGCTTGAATCCGTTGAGCCATTTGGCCATCTGCGATTTGCGTTTCTGTAACCATCGGTTACGCACCGCTTGCATGTCTGCACCTGCGCTGCTCATGCTTTGACCTCCGTTATTTTCTGTCTGAACCCGTCCGCGCAGTTTTCGCAGAGGGGGACGAATCCACGCATCCATCTCATGCGGTACTCCTTGCAGGGCTTCTTTCGTCTGCACCACCAGCAATTCATTACATTTCTCCTTTTGTCTTGGCTTTCCAGAAGGCTACATCGTCTTCGAGCTGGGCAATTCTAGCGTTCATCTTTGCGATGTGTACCGTGTGCTCGGTGTCACGGCGTTTCAGTTCCGCGATCTCTCGCTTGAGGGACTCGTACTCCTCAAGCGGGATTTCGCACGTCATGACGGGCGGGTGCGTGGCGTTAGGGTGTAATGGGTAGTGCTTCTCGTTGCTCATGCTGCTTGATTCTCCTTTAGTTGTTCTTCTCGTTTGCGTTGTTTCCATGCCTTCTGCAACTGCCTTCGGTGCTCACGCCATGCGGGGTCGTCCTTGTGGCGCTCGAAGTATGCACGGCTCTTTTTCAATGAGTTGAGCCTTCCCTTCTCGGTAGCCCTGTAGCGTGCGCCTCTGCGCTTAGCGCTTGCCTTGCCACGAGAAGTATTGTCCCACTCTCGGTGCTTCTGCTTTCGCTCCGGCGTGGACTCCCTTTGGCGCTCCTTCTCGCGTACCTCTGGGCGTTGCCGATATTGCCTCATGTACGTCTTCTTGTAGTTGCTTTCGTTCCTCTTTACGGGGTCTTCAATCCGCTGCGGCTTGTAGCTGTCGCGGTGCGCCTCGCTGCGCTCCGCTATCATCGATTCCCAGTCTTGCATTCATCTAAACCGTTTATTATCAGCTTGATGCGTTCCGCTTCGCCTTCGAGTTCTTTCTTGCGCTTTTCGCGGGTTCGTCCGTCATTCTCCATGAAGAGCCAGCACTTGTACATCATGCCGTAAAGCCTGTTCTTTTCATTGACAACTTCGGAAATCTTGTCGCGCTCTTCGATAAGGAGCTTTGCAAGAGTCCTTTCTGTAGGGGTTGATTTTTCGCTGTTGGCTATCACCAAGAGCTGTTTTCTATATACCTTTATTCCGTTGTTAATGCAGTAACCGGCTTTCATCTCTTTTCCGCATTCGCTGCAAATTCTTTTTTCTGCCATTTGTGATTTCTCCTTATTTAAACTTTTGCCCGTTTTCGCTCACGCCACATACTTCGCTATGCGGTCGCAAGCCTTGCGGCACAGCGCCACGAGCTTCTTCTTGCCTTCCTTGTAATTGTCCAAGTTTCTGTCGTACCCACATACGGAATGAATGAAGTCATTGTATATTGCATCGACAAGTGTCTTTATAGAGTTGTTCCTGTGGCAATTAAAACTTTGTTCGTTAATTGGGCTTCCGCTTCCATACGTTCCTACCATGTAGTCAAATTCGTAGTAGATATATTTTCCGAACCTGCAAAGCTTGATTTCGATGTTATCCCGCGTCAGCTTGCCTTCGCGAAATTTCAGAACGTTGTCCACGAATACTCCGCAGTCATTCTTCCCGCCTTCGGGTATGTTGCTCAATAGCCATTGTCCGTGACCTTCGAGCAGGTCGAATAAGTCCATCTGTCCGTTGTCCATCAGTACCTCTCCGCTTCTTCACGTGTCCTAAAGAAATGGAATCCGCTCGCGCACTCCACGTTGTACATGAGGTTGAAATCCTCTATCTCGATGTCTTGACCCAAGCGGTACTTAAAATCGTTGTCATGTTGGCTGTGCAGCACAACCTTTCCGCCCATGTCAGTAATCTTGGCTCGGTTTGTTCGGCACTTGGAGTTGTTGATGCTGAACACTATCGCCCCTGCCGGAATCGTGGCGGTGATGATTACACCTTCGTTAGTTTTCTTGTAGCCCGTTATCGGTTCCTTGAGTATCTGTCCGAGCCGAGGCTTTTCTTTTTCGTCAAGATTGGCGCCGTACAAATTGGCGCCGTACAAATTGGCGCCGGACAAATCGGCGCTGGACAAATTGGCGCCGGACAAATCGGCGCCGGACAAATTGGCGCCGGACAAATCGGCGCCGGACAAATCGGCGCCGGACAAATCGGCGCCGGACAAATCGGCGCCGGACAAATCGGCGCTGGACAAATCGGCGCCGTACAAATTGGCGCCGGACAAATCGGCGCCGGACAAATCGGCGCCGGACAAATCGGCGCTGGACAAATTGGCGCCGGACAAATCGGCGCCGGACAAATCGGCGCCGGACAAATTGGCGCCGGACAAATCGACGCGCATATTCTTCCATCCTTCGCAGTCCTCTTTCAGCCAGTGCTGGTGATTCTCGATTACTTTGTTCAATTCTTCCTTTATCATTAGTGATTCTCCGTTGTAAAAATTCCGTCTTTTAGCGCTGGATACGCAACCAGCTCCGCACGGGTCGTGTAATACCAAGAGGGGGTTAATGGTTGTTCCGTGCAAATTGTTCCCTCCGGCGGTGGTGAGGTGATAAGCGTGTTGTGAATGTGTCGTACCGCCATCGGGATTGTTAGAGGCTCCTGCGGGACTCGAACCCGCGACTTCCGCTATCTTGTGGTCTTGATATCGTTACCACTCGCTCTAGCAGCGCACTAACCATCTGTGCTAAGGAGTTTGTTAATTTAGCCGTCACCGGAACCGGAACCGGAACCGTAACCGCCACCGGAACCGTAACCGCCACCGGAGCCGTAGCCGTCGCCGGTGCCGTCGCCGGTGCCGGTGCCGGAGCCGTCGCCGTAGCCGTAACCGCCCCCGGAGCCGTAGCCGTAGCCGTAGCCGTCGCCGTAGCCGGAGCCGTAGCCGGTGCCGTAGCCGGTGCCGGTGCCGTAGCCGTAGCCGGAGCCGGAGCCGTAGCCGGAGCCGGAGCCGTAGCCGGAGCCGGAGCCGGAGCCGGAGCCGGAGCCGTTTTTAATGTTAAGCGTCCGGATCATACGAGTAGACCTCTTTCAGCCACTTGGCAGATTCCTTAGTGCAGGGGAGAATTTCGAAAACGTCCAGCAAAAGGATTTCGTTCTTAGACGGTTCTGAGAACTTGCAGTTTTCAGCCTTTCGCGGTCCGTTGTTTGCGAGTTCCGTAAGCGTAAACTTGCTATCCCATTTCCACAGGCGACGAGCCTGTGCAACCTTGACCGCGTTGTGGCTACCGAATACGGGGTGTTCTACGAGATAGCCTGCGTGTACACCGCATTCGTGACCACGGAAAATACAGTAAGGATGATTAGCGTCGTCTTCGTCAAAAGACGGTGCGTTGGTGGCTATAGACGATTTCTTGACGTAGATTTCGCCGTTGAAGTTGATTTCTTCCAATTCTAACATATTACTTTATCCTTTAAGTTGAGGTTAAACTTAGCGGAAGATGGTGGACTCGAACCATCAAGCGGATTAACCGCGTCTCTTTAGCAAAGAGATTCCTTACCAGTTAGGCTAATCTTCCATTGACCACGCACGGGGAAGCAAATCACGGGATATTTATTTAACTCATTTTTTCCTCGCGCGTGGGTGCTTCGGGCGTGGCATAAACAACAGAGAGCTTCCGAATCGTTCGCAGAAACAACGATCATCCGGTTTAAAGTTGATTGTTTTTCCTGTTTTGGATTTGGTTACTCGTCACGCCTTCGGCTTCGCCGTGGGCTAAAGTTGGGCTCGCACGGCGAAAACTTTTTTAAAACCCCTTACTTCTTCGGCGGTTTCTTGCCGCCGTTCTTCTTGCCTCCGCAAGCCATACGCGCCTCCTTTGGTTAATCGTTCAATCCTAGCGGATATACCGCGTACAGGGTTAGACAAGATGTAGTCCGGCTGCCTGTCGCCTGTACGCGGTTCTGTTTACAGTCCTTCCTTGCCGATGAAGAGCAAGGCTTCCTCGATGGCGTTCTGCGCGACCTTGATGTTTCGCGTATCGCCGCATTCCTTGAGAAGTTCCGACGCCTTCACGAGGTAGTCCCTCGGTCCGTGCTTCACTGGAGTTTCCTCGGTTTTCGGAGCTTCGTTCACTTCGAGTTTTTCTTTATTTTGCGTCATTATTGTTCCTTTTGTTGATTGTTAGAATGGAAGGTCGTCCGCGGATTCCGCCGTGTCGTTCGTGGGCCACTGCTGTGCCTGCTGAGTGTTCACTCGCTGCTGTCCGTAGGCTGGCCCCTTCTGCGGAGGCTTGTGGTACTTGCCCGTTCTAAGAACGGAGTCGTAGCGCTGGCTGATACTCCTTGCCATGTCGTCGCTCGCGGAACGGAGTCCGCGGTTCGCAAAACTGCCCGGCTTGTTGACGAACTTCACCTTCTCGGTAGTCTGCCCGTTGTACTCGGACATTTCCGTGGAAATCTCGCATTCGAGACCCGCCATGGTGTCGGGGTAATTCAGGTCGATGAGGGTCTGCCCGGTAAATCCGAGTTCGCGAAGCGTCTGCACCGTCTTCTCGGCGGCCTTTTCCGAGAGCCACAGGTCAGCGACGAACTTCTTCTGGACTTCGGTGTCGTTGTCCAGGTCGCGTGTCGTCATCACCATCATGCGGACGCTCGGTGTGTGCTTCTCCTTCGATTCCGCGAGACTCGTGCTCACGATCGTAGCTGCGTAGTTAGCCATTTGCGGCCTCCTTCTTTTCTTCTGTTACGTTGATGTTCTGCTTTACGCGGTAGCTGTTGACCTTCTGCGCGAGCTGCTGGGTGGTCCACTTGCCCGATTCGATCCACTTCGTAGCCTTCTGCGCGATGTCGGGGCGCATGCTCTTCACGTAGCCCATGAACTCGGCCTTGAGGGCTTCCGTGTCCTGCGGCTGTCCCTGCGTGATGGCCTCCATGATGGCCGCCATGTCGAGCGGCATTACTTCGGGTAACCCGTAGCGGTTCTTGGCGTCCCATGCCGCGCTGTGTGTAGTCTGCACGATGCGTCCGTCACCGCCGTATGCCTTCGAGCGTATGCCGTCCTTGCGTGTGTACATGTCGAACTGCGCGAACAGTACGCAGTCGCACCACTCGCGGAAGATGCCGGAAATCTTGGAGTTCAGCTTGGATTCGAAGTGGTCGTAGTTGTCGCCCACGGGATTGTTCACGGTCTTTACCTGCGAATGGCAGAGGAGGAGTACGTTCATCCCGTCCGAGTTCAGGCGGTCGAGGCGCATGAGGAGCTGTCTAGCTTCCTGCTGGGCCACGACGTAGCCCTTGCCGTAGCCGAAGTCCTCGATGTTCTTGTGTCCGTTCTTCGCGCATACGTGGCTGTAGAGCATCGGTTCCACCCAGTCGAGCGTGTCGATGACGATGGTCTTGAAGTCGCCCTTGTTCGCGGCGAGTTCGTCGAGGAACTGGAGGATTTCTCCCCAGTTCTCGGGAGTGAAGCTCGGGATGTCCGCGAACTGGGGACCGACAAGGCCGGATTCGCCGCACACGAAGACAGGGTTCGGCATGGAGGCCCCGGCGGTTGACTTGCCTACGCCTTCCACGCCTATCATCATGATTCGCGGTGCGCGGGGCGTCTGCTTCTTTGTGATTTTTTCGAGTAATGACATTGTTTTATTTCTCCGTTTGTGTTGTTCTAAAGTTCCTCGTTAACCTTCTCCGCCTTCCTGAAAAGCGTCACGTCGTCGATGGACGCGCATCCCGTGCACACGTCGAAGTATTCGCACTGGCCGTACATGCTGCATGCGTTCGGGTTCCTGCTGAAACGTCCCATTCGTTCCGCGTCCGCTATTTCACGTCCCACGGCCCACATGTCGAACAGGTATTCCGCGAGGTCGTCCGAGCTTCGCGCCACGTCTAGACGTGCGAAGTAGTAGTCGGGCCTTTCCGCTATGTCGGCCGCCAGGCGTTCGCCGTATTCCTCCGGAGTCTCCTCGCGTGTCATGAGAATAATTCCGTTGTCCTTGTCCGCGGACTGCCTCGGCTTTCCGTTCTTGAGGTAGGCGCGTTCGCCGGAATCCTCGTACACGGCGATTTTGAGCCCTTCCTCGTCAAGTACGGGGATGCTGGAGGAAGGCTTGATAGACGGCTTGCGGATGACATCGTAAAGGCAGTTCTGCGCGTCGTAGCCTGCGGCCTGCGCTCCTACATAGTAGCCGCTCACCTGACCGTCGATGGGAATCTTCTTCCAGTAGTCGGAACCGGGGCCTATGTCCTGCGAGGTGGTCTTGTGCTCGACAATGACAATCCTTCCCGTGTCCTTCTCCCTGGCGATTGCGTCGATCTTCCCGGCGAGCGTCCACGTCCTCGACACGGCGCCCGTCTCCGGGTTCATTAGGGGAGCCTCGAACCCGATCTCGGCGCCTAGCGAGTCATATTTGGAGACGTCGTTGAGGTACTTGAGGCAGTATCCGTCGAAGAGCTTGCGGAGCGTGACGGCCTTGAACGGGTCGTCGAGGGCGAACAGGTCCTCCGTGATTTCCTCGCGCTTCCAGTAGCGTTCGAGCAGAGCGTGGAACGCCGTACCGAAGGAGAGCGCGTCGGAAGCAACCACCGGGCGCTTCATTTCAACGTATGCCAGCTTGTACGCCCTGTGGCACTGGGCGAACTTCGAGCGCATAGAGTTAGTAAGAAGTCTTAGGTTTTCCATAGTAGTCCTTAAACATAGTAGTCCTTAAAGATTGAGGGCTCCATCTTGACATTGGGGATTTGCTTAGTCGCCCTCGGACCATGATCTTCCCGATTCCTATATCGCCCTTCCCTTCTCCATGACTTCGAGCGCGAAGCTGTCGAGCCATTCCTGCGGGAACCACATCGGCGAGCCGCTTGTCATCTGGATGAACTTCACCCGTACCTTCGCCCGTCCGGCGCGTGTCGCGGCGACAATCCTGTCCAGCGTAGAAGTGGAGAGCCCCACGTACTTTGCGGCCAAGTCCCTGTTGAGACACTTCATGCCGCCGATAACCTTGGTGTCCGGCTGTTTCTTCATCATCCCTCCGCTATCGCGGCAAGCGACATGAGCAGGTAGAACATCACGAATATTCCCGCGAACGTCACGTACTTGAGCAGTGTCTCGTCATTCATCTGTCCCCTCCAATAAGAAGCTGAGCTAACCGTTCGAGCTCGGCGAAAGTGTTCCTGAACCCGCTATTTTCCTTGCGTTCGACCGAGACCTTGATGTCTCGCGGAACTACGCCGTATGCGTGGATGTGGGCGTCGTCGGTCTCGCCTATCACTTCGAGCTTCCAGTTTCCCTTGCGCGACTTGCGCGGGTGAAAATATCTTGTGTCCATTACAGTCCCCCGTAGTTATCAATGACGAAATAGAGCACGAATGCGAACGTGAGGAGCACGGCGCACAGGATGAGAGCGTCGGCGAGGATGATGTCAAAATCGTACTCGTCGAGCAGGTCCATTAGCGCTTCCTTAATCTGTTGGAGCTTGTACTTTAACATATCGGTCCTCGATGTGTAGTTTGTTTGGATTTCACTTGTGTACGTTGTTCCGTCGTAAGCAGGCTTACGCTCGAAGTGCATCTTGAATATCACGACTCGTGGTTCCATCATCCGTTCCTTCTTTTGCGTTTCTTCGCCACGGACGCGCAGTACGCCTTGCACGCGGCTTCCCAGTTCATTATAGGGTTCCCGTCCTTGTCCTTGCCCTTGCGTTCCTTCAAGTTGATCTGTGCCCATTCCACTGCGTCATCGACGTCTATTCCGTTATCTACTGCGAAGTCTATAACTTCCTGTTTCGTCTTCGGTAGCGACTTGGCGTTTTCAACCTGTCCCCGTTCTCTCCATCTCTTGAGCGCGGCTTTTCTCCTAATCTCGGCGAAGTCTATAGATTCGTTAATCATTATTGATTCTATGGAGCCTTCTTGAGAACTGTTCGATATGAGCCTTTTTATCATTACCTTGAATCTCTTTCCGGCCTGGCAGTCCGTCATGGTCAGAATTTCAATCCAGTCAGAAGGGAAGAACTTGAACCAAGTGAACCTCTTACGATTTCTCTTTGGCTCGTCTATGCTCATCTTCGACCAGCCTGTCAACTATCGAACCGATGGAGTCACGCTTGTTTTCTTTTTTGGACTCCTCCTTCATTTCGACTAGCAACTTGTGAGTATGTCCGCTCACCTTTACCATTTTTTCGTTCATTGCTACCTCTGTCCTGTTATAAAAAGAAAAGTGTTTTGTCACTGTATGTTCACTTTTACGATACAAAGATATAATATTTTTCAACAAATAGTGTAAAAAAAGTAAACAAAAATAGTTATTTTTTGTTTACAATCGCCATTTAAACGTTATTCGAGTCCAACTTGTTTACTTTTTTTCTACCTTGGTTCGCATGGACCGCAAAAAGTCGCTTGAAATATTTTCAAGCGGATTCGACAAATTCATAAAAAGGAACGGCTACACGCTGGAACAGGTAGGCGATTTGCTTGGCTGCGGAAGGTCAAACGTACACAAGATAAAGTCCGGGAAAAATTTTCCGTCTATGGACGGCGTTTTCATCCTTGCGGAAAAGGGGATGACACTCGAAGAAATTTTTGGCGACGAGCTTGCGGACAAATTAATAAAAAGCGCATCCAAGAACAACGTAACGGACAACAGCGAAAGCCCTAAAGTAAACGCATTGCGGGACGACACAAGCTTCATAAATTCGGAAGCGTTCAAGCAGGGAGTACTGAAAGTGTTGAGCGAGCAGCAGATTCTAGAGTTCAAGATGAACCAGTCGCTGGACAAGCTCATGGGAGAAATAAAGAAATAAAAAAAAGGACGGCACGAGCCGCCCCGGTACGTCCTCCCATGCGGGATCGCGTCACTTGTCCCTCTTTTCGACAAATTCCTTTTTAAGCTCCTCAAGCTGGACAGTAGGCTGTTCCTGTAGCGAGAGCAGCACGACCTTCTTGGAAAGTTCCTCCTCCATGAGAGCGTATGCGCGTTCCATAGAATTGAGAAGTATCTCCAGCACCTGTTCGCTGCCCATTCCTTTATTGAGGGCTTCCCTTGAGAATCCCGAGTGTTCCTTGAGCCACAGTACGGTGGACTTCATGGACTCACGTTTACCCTTGCAGTAAGCAATCTCGAAGAGTTCGTCCGAGTTCATTTTATTTTCTCCTTGCGTGTTGTTTTGGACATGGATTTCAATATACATTTTAATCCCACAAAATCAATAGGCAACAATAAATTAGTTTGTCTAGTATGCACGTGCATACATTTGTAATGCACTACCTATGCCATAACATAACATATCATAACATAGAGTATATCTATATTAAGCATTATATTCTATAAAAACTCTCTCTATATAAAACCCTCTTCTCTAGAGGAGAGAGTGTGAGAGAGGGGATTTTAGATAGAGCTAGGGGAGAGTAAAAAAAATGGCCCTCCGTAGAGGGCCGGTCCGTCAACGAAATGACGGCGGTGCGTTCATTCTGTTTTTTCGTATATCTCCATAAACTTCTCCTCATCCCTGGTAAGCATGTAGCACCTAGAATCCCTCGACGACCACACGGGGCAGCGCCCGTCCTCGTCGCAGAACATAACCGCGCACTTGACACGGTGCCACATGGCGCTCGCGTCCTGGCGAATGGTCGTCTTTTCCTTTTCTTCTTTTTTCTGATCCTTCGGGGAATCCGGGAGGACCGAACACGTGACGGCCACGGCCGCGTATATGGCGAGCAGCGCAGCGCTTCCCAGTAGAGCCTTCTTGTCGTCTTGGATCATATTCCCAGGTCCTCCTTCTTGAAGCCGTAGAACTTCCGGTTCTTTACTATGAACACCCTGTAGGCCCGTATCTCGCCCGTCTGGATGCCCTTCCAAAGCGAACGCCTGGGGATGCCCAGCGCCAGCGCCGCAGTCGTCAGGTCAACCCACCCTGGCGGGAGCGGCACGCGGAACCCCCTGGGGTTACCCATCGGATACCCCGTCATTTTCGTTTTCTTGCGCACTGGAGCCATTTTTAGGCCATCCCCCTATTCCCCTAGCCCTCATCTCCTTCATGCGCTCAGAACGCTGCTTGCGGACTTCCTCGGGGATATCCCTCTTTATCTTCTTCCGGTTTTGCTCGACGAACCCCAGTACATCGACCACCAGTGAATCCAGCACGGCGGCCGGGTCCTTGCCCGCCTCGACGTCGGTGCGGGCCTTCTCCGCTGAAAATTCGAGCCACGGGATAGAGTACGGTTTCAAGTATGGCATTGTTATCTCCTTTCCACGATTACCACTCTTGTTTGTTAATTATGAATATAATTAAATTATTTGAAAAAGCAACGTTAATTAAATTGCCATCCTGAGCTGCGACGCGTCGAACTTTCCGCAATTCCTTATCGCTTCGGCGCATTCGTAAGCCTGCGCGAACGTGAGGCGGTCGCCGGGGAGCATTTCACACACCGCTTCCCATATTTCCGGGTGTACGTTGCTTTCGAGGTTATCCAGCTCTTCCGCCTTGTCCATGTACTCCGAAAATTCGTCTTCCTTCTTCTCTAGCTCTTCCTCCAGCGACTCACAGTGCTTTTCGAGGTCCTTGATTTTCTTCTCGTTCATTTCGTACGCCCTTTTCGTGGCGGTCTCCACCATGGCGTTAAATTCTTCTACCTGGTTGAAACTTAGCATGTAGTTTGACGTAATTTCGAGCAGCGAGGCCACGTCTTTCGCCGTGAAGCTTCCGCCGGTCATCCTCACCACTTCGGCCGCGTGACGGAGAGCGGAAAACAGAGATTTCGTTTCCCTCATTTCGTAGCTTATCGAGTGAGCTATTTTTTGTCCTTTTGTAAACATGGTCTAGTCCTTGGGCCCGTGGCCCGGTTTAGTGTTGATTAACGGCATGCGGGGGCGCGAATCCCCGCGAGCGCTTTAGGCCGTGAAAACGTTGAGTTTGCCGAACTTCTCTCCGTCCCATGCGTCGAAGAGCGCCTTTGCGACTCTCATCCCGTTCGGGGTGTTCTGCCGCTGCCACGCGCCGAAGCGTGGACTCCAGCGGAAGCCGTTGGCCTTCAGCCTTCCGCGCGTCTCCTCTTCCGGCTTTCCGTCGAAAAAGAGCTGGACGCGTGCCGCCTCGTGGTTGTTTTCCATCCTCAAGCCTTCTTTTTCGCTAACGCCTAGTTTCAAGCCTTCGGCCTTTTCTTCTTCGACTATTGCGCGCGCCTTCTTGAGCTGTTCGAGGCGTGCGGACTTGTTTCTAATGTTCGCTGTTTCGTTAGAGATGCAAAAATAATCGCTTCTGTACATCGGACATCTTTTCAAAAATTCGTTTATTTTTGCTTTTGCTTTATCGCTCATGTTTTCGCACTGGTCCGCGTTGCCGTTCTTTCGAATTGACTTGTTCCAAGACAAATGCGCCGCGTGTTCTTCCTTCAAATATTCGATGTGCGCCTCCATCTTTTCGACGGCCAGCGGATCATCTGCCGCAATCGTCACGCCGTAACCTTGACGTCCTTTTCTCCAGAGTTCAATCTGCTTTGCGTTCGGCGTGGCCTTCATGAGCATGTCGATAGTGTTTTTGATAAAGCGTTCTTTCTTGCCTTCAAATTCCTTGTACTTGTTTTCGGCGGCATCCAGGCGCTTTTGATAGCGGCGGTTGTTGAAGTTTGCAGGACCGGCAATAAACCACGGCGTATTAGACGCGTTGAAATTCGCCTGTGTTACATACTGTTCCTTTACGAGTGCGCGCCAGCTCTGCTCGCGTTCTTCAAGGATTTCTGCCTGTTCTTCGGTCCAGCTTCCGAGAATCTTGTAAAGCTTCTTGATTTCGTCGCAATTTGCGAAGTATGCGCTTTCGTTCTGCGCGTCTCTTTCGAGGCCTGAGCCGCGGTCAAAGAAGCTGTTGTTGTTGGCGCCTTCTATGAGGTTTTGGGGAATGATCGTTTCCATGGTGTTATCTCCTTTTGGTCGTGAGCGTTACAAATCCGTACTTTTCCTTTGCTTCTTTCTTCGGCATGATTTCCCACAATCTGGAATCGTAGCGCAAATAAAGACTTTTGCGCCCGTCACGGAAAAGCCCGTCGAATTTGTTGCGTTTGTTGCTGTAGCGCACTGCGTCGCATACCCGGGGGAAAATCCGGCTTTCCTGGTCGTCGAATTCGTCAAGAAGGAACCTTTCGCACTCTTTTTTCGTTCCATCGAAAGCGATACAAGTTTCTTCCCTGTAGCGGCTTGCAATATAAGGGTCCGTGCATTGATATACTACTACCATTTTTTTATCCTCGTTTTGTTAGTGTTGTTTAGTGTTGCTATGGGTCGCCGGGGTCGCGGATCCCCGGTAGCGCTTTCGACCTGTTTTTTTGTTGTTGGATTATATTTCAAATATTTCCGGGTGCTCCCTGCGAATACTGTGAACTCCGGTTCTACTTATAATCACGTGATCCAGCACCGGTATTTGCAATATTTTCCCGGCGGCGGTCAAAACACGTGTTATGCTTATGTCTTCGGGGCTCGGGTTCGTACTTCCGCTCGGGTGGTTGTGGGCAAAAATAACACTTACGGCGTTATCCTTCACAGCTTCTCGGAACGCTTCGCGCGGGTGCGCCGGCGCTTGGTTGACTAGGCCGGTAGTAATGATGTGCTTGTTAATTATGTGGTTTTGGCTGTCCAGCGTGACGCATACTAGATGTTCTTGATCTTCGTACTTGAGACTTGCAAGAAGGCGTGCTATATATTCCGGCTCCGTCACGCTTTCGGCTTTTTCTCCGACGATGTAGCGCGCGGACATTTCGCAACATGCAAGAACTTTACGGGCCATAGCGAGCCCAACGCCGCGTATTTTTGTAAGCTGTTCGACCGTCGGAATGGTTACGGATTCAGAAAGAAGCTTTTCAACCTTGAACGCAATATCAACGTCACCAAGGATCAAGGCTAATAAATAGCTTGTGGATTTTTCGCGATAGCTTGTAAAAGCTTCGTTCTGGGTAAATGATACGTACATGGTTTTAACCTCGTGGTTTAGTGTTGTTGTTTCTTCTTTATGTATATAATATAAGTAATTTAATTAAGATAGTCAATAGGTATTATATATTTTTAATTAAAATAATTAAGATTTTAGTAGATAAATTGTTAATAGATTGTTTATTTATTGAGAATTTTGTATTATTCAATATATATATTTATTTATATATAGATATATAACTTATATGTACATACAAAATATATAAATCTATATTCATGATTATATCAATATATATTAGATTATATGTAATAATATATATAAACTATATCATATAAACTATATAGATGTTATGTACAACGTTTATATAAATAGATATAAAAGATTGAATAAGTAAATAGTGTATTAACTGTTATATGTTTAAATTCTTTTACATCTACAATCACATTTATTTTATATATTTATGTCCGTCGAAAAAAAATCCTGTAGATATTTTCTAGGTCGTTAAATACTTCTAAGTACCGGAAAAAAGTTACAGGAAGCAAAGAAAAAGATTCAAAATTTTTCTATCACGCTTTTTCTTTCTCATGATCACGTGAGCATCGAAATAAATTCCACACAAAAAGAAAATCCAACTTCGAAGCGTTGCCGATTATCCATATTATGTAAACTACATGCCCAGTTGTGCACTTGCGCGGCTGGGCTTTTTCGTTTTCCGTCCGGATCAGTGAGCGAACCCCCCCCGGGGTGTATGGGGGTAGCATCCGAAACTGGGGCAGGGGGGCGGGGAAAAGACACTATATGCCCCCCGCCTTGCGAGTGTCCGATTCTTACGTAAATTTTTTGTTTACATACACCTATGGAGAGCCCTATTTCCATGGGGTGTATCCGTACTTTTAAGCCGTGGAGGGTCCAAGGGGGACCCGTTGAATTTTTTTTTCGGAGGAAAGATCCATGGCTACGGAGAAGAAGGTATCGAGCGCGACCAGGCGTTACGTCCCTACGTCTGAGATGGTGAAGTCGTGGCGTTCCGCGTGGGACGAGGTTGGCGGTTCGAACCCGTACTCCATGCGCATAGACAGGATTCTCAGGGGTTCCGGTTTCGGAATACACGACGTGAAGACGCGCATAGGCCTCGTGCGTTCGAAGAAGGACAGGGACAGGAACCAGGACGAGGCGGACCTGCTTTCTCTTGACGACGAGCTTCGTTTCATGAGCGAGCAGGGGCTTTTCGACAAGTGCACCGAGAGCACGAACGGGGCGATATTCCTCCTGGAGTCGAAGTTCGGCTACAGGAAGGGCCAGGACCTGAACCTCAACGTGGACCCGCAGCAGGTGAAGAAGGTTATCCGTTGGGGTGACGAGCAGGAAGAGGCGCCGAAACTTGAGGAAGTCCCGAAGCAGGCTGCGGAGGGATAGCTCTTGGGCGAGGTGGTCGAGGTTGTCCAGTTCACGAGCCCGAAGTTCAAGGTGCTGTACCCCGAGTACTCGAAGGGTAAGAAGTACCTCGTGTTCAAGGGCGGCCGCGCGAGCACTAAGAGCTGGAGCATAGCGAAGGCGCTCATAGACCATGCGTGCACCTACGAGGGATTGCGTGTCGTCTGCGGGCGCGAGATCATGAAGTCGATACAGGAGTCGAACAAGAAGCTCCTGGAGGACACGATAACGAGGGCCGGCAAGTGGGGCGATTTCAAGACCACCGCGAGCTACATCGAGAACACGCGTACGGGTGCGCGTTTCACGTTCATGGGCATGAGGGACAACCCGAACAGCGTGAAGGGCCTAGAAGGCGTTGACATCTTCTGGGGCGACGAGGCGGACAGTTTCAGCCAGGAATCCCTAGACCTCCTGTGCCCCACTATGCGTAAGCGCGGGTGCAAGGTGATTTTCAGCTACAACCCGCAGCTCCCGACTACTCCGGTGGAGAAGTTGCAGCAGGACAGGGCGTCGCAGTGCGTGACGGTGTTCATCAACTACCTGGAGGTCCTCAAGTACCTCTCGCCGGAAGTGATTTCCGAGGCGGAGGAGTGCAGGGAGAAGGAGCCGGAGAAGTACCGCTGGATATGGCTCGGCGAGTACAGGATGCAGTCGCAGGCCACGTTCATCCCGCTCCGTTTCGTTTCCGAGGGCTACAGGAAGCCGCCGGTAAGGACGAACGAGGGTGTCGTCGCCGGTCTCGACATCGGCCTTTTCCACGACAGGTGCGTGATGGTCGTTAGGCAGGGGCTGAACCTGCTGTTCGGCAAGGAATGGAAGATGGTTGAGAACAAGCTCCTCACCTCGCAGGTGGTGGGTCTTGTCGCGAAGTGGGGCGTGCAGCGCCTCGGCATAGACGCAGTGGGGCAGGGCTACCCCGTGTACCAGGACCTGAGGGCGGAGCTCGGCGAGGTGGCGGTGCCGCTGAACACGGGCGTGGAGGCGAGGAACCGGAAGAAGTACGTGCGCCTCAGGGACGAGATGTGGGGAATGGAG